GATAAAGAATACATTGGGATTAAATTAACTGATGGTATGTATGATGAAGCTAACAAGGCTTATTTAATGTCTTACAATCCTGACTTTGGACTTCGTTCCAATATGCCTCACATCTTACACCAAGCTGATATGATGTCAACATACATTGAATCAGATGAATGGAAACGAGGTAGTGAGACTGAAGAACCAATTAATACAAAAGTTCCAAAAACAAAAAACGAACAAAAACAAGTAGATAACTTAAAACAAAAATTTGATGAGTTGTTTGCTTAGGAGACTATTATGTGGATAGGTTTAACAATATTATTTTTTATTATAAGTGTATTTACATCTACGTTGGTGTATTACTCTTTACGAAGAATAACTCAATACGAAGAATTAATTTTAGAAATTCAACAAGTAATAAAATTCTCAACAGATAAAATGAAACTTGTAGATGCTAAAGGACACTATGAATCAGACGATGAGACTGGTTTTTTCTTTCAACAATTAAAACAAATTCAATTATCCCTTGATGGAATATTTGAAGAGGAGACAATAGATGCCAAAAAAGAAAGCTAAAAGAAAAGTATATTTTGGAAAAGAAGTTCAAGATGCTATTATAAGATATAATGCATTAGATAATGTCACACAACAAGCTGAACGAAATAAAATATATGGTGAGGAAATACATAAAGCGTTTGATAAGTTGGCTGAGAATATAATCAATACATTTAAATTTACTTACTTTGATTATGGATTTGAAGATATAAAACATGAAACTGTAGCATTTATGGTGATGAATATTCATAAATACGACCACACAAAAGGTTCAAAAGCTTTTAGTTATTTTTCTGTTGTGGCTAAAAATTATTTAATTCTTCACAATAATAACAATTATAAAAAATTAAAAAGTCACGACAAAATGGAAGTGTTAGATAAAGAAAAAAATATGCATACAGCTGAATATGATTTTAAATCATTCACAACTGAAATGGTTGATTATTTTGATTCAAATTTAAATAGTATATTTAAAAAAGATAGAGATTTAAGAATAGGTTATGCTATAGTAGATTTGATAAAACAAAGAGATGAAATAGAAAATTTTAATAAAAAAGCTATATACATTCTCATTAGAGAAATGACTGATGTAGAAACAGCGCATATAACGTCTGTTGTTAATGTGTTAAAAAAACATTATAAAAAATTAATAAATCTATATCATAAAAAAGGGACAATTATAATAGATACATCTGGTTCTAAGTTTTTTTAGAACAAATTTTATAAGACAGAAAAACCCACTACTTTGTTAGTGGGTTTTTTATTTTAAACAATTTCTTACAAATTTAATATTTATATATGAATAACTACATCTTGAGGAGATTGTATGTCAGATAAAAATGAAATATTCGAGGGTAAAACCTTTCAAGACTTAACAAAAGATATTTACGAAAACACTACAAAGCGTAAAACTCAAATCGATTTGTTAATATCAGAAATTCACGGATTCATAACAACCATAGATGATGTGGTGTTAGTTGCACCAATAATAAAAGAATATATGGATACGGCTGTTCGTAATGACGAACACTTGGTAAAACTTGCTGGTGTATTGCAAAGAATTATTTCTAAATCACAAGGTGAATCAGATGAATCAATGTTATTAACAGATGAAGAAAAAGAAGAATTAATGGGGACACTTCAAGACACAGTTCAAGATTTACAAAATGAAAGTGATAGGCTTGAAGTTATAAAAAATAAAACAATTCAAAAAGGATTTTCGGAGAGTTAAATGGCATCAATATTTACAACATCTGATAAAATCAAAGTAAAAGGACCTTTACAGAGTTCCACATTCACCCCATTTTATTTACAATTTGTTCCAGGTGTATGTGTGGAAACAATTACAAGTGATGATATATTAAAGTCATATGGTGAGTATTCAAATACAAATTCAATATTAGCTATATCACATATTAGAAATGGACCTAAAAAAAAGAAATCAAATCTTGATAATACAGATAGATATTTTCCATTATTTAGAGGTATGTTTGAAGTTCCAGCAAAAGGAGATCCTGTTTTACTTTGTACCATAGGTGGTAAACAATATTATTTAGGACCATTAAATACATCCAACAGTCCAAATTTTAATCCAGATAACCTATGGGAACCTGAAATAGGTAGCACTGGAAAAGTTGAAAACAAAGAACAAGACTCAAAATTACAAAAAGGTGAGTCATTAAATTTCGTAAAGACAAGTCATTTAAGAATGTCAAAACCTTATAATGAACTTTTAGATGGAACTGAAGCCTTTAATGAAAATCATGGTGATTTGATGTTAGAGGGGAGACATGGTAATAGTGTAAGAGTTGGTAGTAGAGGTGAAAATCCTTATGTATTTATATCAAATGGAAGACAAAGAAGCTTTCAAAGAGAAGGTTTTGCTGATGGAACATTAATTAGTATTACGAGTTATGGTAGTTTAAACCAGCATTTTGGTGGTTATGGTAGAGAATACGACCCAGCAGACCCAACATTAGTTGAAATAGTTGATGGTTTTAAATTAGCTTCTGATTATGTTTCAGATGCTGATAAAGAAACACCTCCTAAAAGATTTATGGGTGACTTAATTAAAGGTATGAATGGTGAGGAAAATGATGAGTTCATTTATAACTATGGAAGTTTAGAAAAAACAAATCAAGTGTTAATTAGTTCAGATAGAATTATTTTTAATTCAAAGGTAGATGATTTGTTACTATCATCAAATAAAGATATACATATTGGTTCTAAAGAAAATGTTGGTATTTCAACGGGTAAAGATTTTATTGTGGATTCAGAGAAAACTTATCTTGGAAGCCCTTATGTTGATGGAGCGAGTCATGACCAAATGGTTATGGGTAAGAAATTACAACAAGTCTTAAAAGACATAGTTGGATTATTTAAAGAAATAAAAACTCCGACAATGATGGGCCCACAAGCTAGTTTACCATTACCAAGTGAACAATCTGTCATAAGTGCTATTGATGGTATATTAAGTAGTAAACATTTTTTAGATAAATAAGAGGTATAATATGAAAAAGAAAAAAACAATAAGACAAATCGTAAGAGAAGAAGTAGCGATGGCGATTCAAGAAGTTATTACTGAATTAAAAAAACCAATAAAAGTAGAAAAACCAATGACACCAAAAAAACGAACACAGAACAGTAGTTTTACATCTAATAAAATATTAAACGATGTATTGAATGAAACAGCTCAAGATGGTGATTGGAAAACATTGGGTGGTGGTGAATTTACTTCAGATAGAATGAATGAATTAGTTGGTAGACAATATGGTGATATGATGAACTCAACACCACAACAAGTTCCATCAAGTGACCCGATGAGTCAATTTTTAAATAAAGATTATAGAGAAGTTTTACAAAAGGCTGAAGAAAAACAAAAACAAAAACACGGAAGATAATAATGGGATTAAAACAAGATTTAATTGATGCTAAAGTCAAAGCAGCTGAGGAATCAGGTATTGGACCAATTGATACATCACCTGGCTCTATTGTTGAACTAGAGGCTGAATATGTAAAAGAAGCAATTATTAAATATATAACAAGTTGTAATTTTACAATTACACAATTGAAAGCACCAATCGTTGTAGAAAATTTTAAAATTCCAGACCAATCAGTTGATGTTAAAATGCCAACATTACTTGGAGATAAAGCTCCAATATTTAAAACAATGAAAACAATAGCAGGTATGGTGCCAGGTGCTGGTGGTATAGTTGACCAATTAGAAGGAGCTGTAAAATTGGCAGTAAAACCATTACTTAAAGGTGGTTCTACCTTACCTGGTCCTAGTGTTGGAAAAAATACTGGTTTAGAGTCAACGGGTTATGTATATATTGGAGATGATCCAGCTTCACAAAATTCTTTTAATGTTGAGGATGAAGATGGACAAAGACAATTCACTACAGTTATATTAAATGAAGATGATGCTAGGAGTAATGAATAATGGCTGTTAAGGATACATCAAAAAAACCCTATATAATTGATAGAGATTCTAATGTTAAAGTTGGTATTGATTTACCAATTCGTAGAGGTGATGAAAAAGATGGTTGGATGGCATCAACATCTACAACTATTGACGCTGTAAAAAATAACATAAGAAATTTATTAAAAACAAATCAAGGTGAGAGGTTGATGCAACCAAATCTTGGCATTAATTTAAGACAACTTTTATTTGAACAAATTGATGCTGAAACATTAGTATCAATACAAAATAGAATTTTAGATACAATGGAAATTTGGTTACCTTTTGTTGAGGTAAGAGATATAAGAATAGTAAATGATGATAGTAGAACAGATGCAAATCAAATTGTAGTTAATATATTATTTAACATTAAACAAGACCAAAACACTGTAGATTCAGTTTCTATAGATTTTAATAGCGCTATAGAGGACTCTACTGAAATACAAGGTGGTGGTGGATATTAATTGGAGATAAATTATGCCAAGTTATGGTAAAGAAAATTTTAAAGAATCAAATGTAAATTATTTAAATAAAGATTTTAACTCATTAAAACAATCTTTAATGAATTATGCAAAATCTTATTTTCCAAATACATATCGTGATTTCAATGAAACATCACCTGGTATGATGTTATTAGAAATGAATGCTTATGTAGGTGATGTGTTATCATTTTATATCGACCAACAATATCGTGAGTTATTATTACCATTGGCTGAAGAGAGAAGAAACATAATGACAATGGCTAAGATGTTTGGTTATAAGGTAAAACCAATAGTCCCTGCATATGTTGATTTAACATTTTCTCAAGATTTAGACGCTATGAGTGATGATTCTTCAAAAGTAGATTATACAACTGGTGGGATTTTTAATAAAGGTATACAAGTTAAAGGTAGTGATTCTAATATATTTTTTGAAACTTTAGATATTTTAGATTTTCAAATATCACAATCAAGTGATACTCAAATTGTAGCGTCTACTTCAGACACAAGTGGTTTAGCTACTTCTTATACTTTAAAAAGAACAGTTAAAGCTGTTAGTGGTAAACAAAAAATATCTACATTTGACATAGGAGCTCCTGAAAAATTTAAAAAAATAACAATAAATGATAAAAATGTTATTGATATTATTTCTTGTGTGGATTCAAATGGTAACAATTGGTATGAGGTTGATTTTCTTGCACAAGATAAAGTTCCAATATCTACTCACTATACGGAGGATGCTAGAGAAAATGCTTATCAAAACTTAACAACAGGAGCTACTGAAAATTTAGCTGTTCCATATTCTTTACAATATATTAAAACATCAAAAAGATTTACAAGAGAAACAAATTTAGATAATACAACATCATTGATTTTTGGAAATGGTGTATTAAAAGATGGGCAAGTGGTTGATGATGGATTCATAGATTTAGAACAAGTTGGTGTGATTGTACCTGGACAAACTAATGATTTAAACAACGCTATCGACCCATTGTTAGGTGATGAGTATTCAACATTAGGTGAAACACCTAATAACACTACTTTAACAATAACCTATAGAGTCGGTGGTGGTATTGAGTCTAATGTCCCTACTTCTGATTTAACAACTATATCTTCTGGAAATTCATTAGGGGGTAGTGGTGCTGCTATTGGTGATTTAACTGTAACAAATGAATATCCAGCTCGTGGTGGTAAAGATGAAGAAACCACAGATGAAATAAAAGAAAAAGCAAAAGCATTTTTCACAACACAAAACAGATGTGTTACAAAAGAAGATTATGAAGCTAGAGTGATGAACATCCCATCTAAATATGGAAATGTTGCAAAAGTATATGTTGCTAGAAATGTTGAAGGTGATATTGGATATAATCAAATGGACCAAGAAGCATTTAATCAGAGTGTAGGTACAATAAATTCAACACTTAATGGTGTAGTTGATGAGGGATTTTTATCAGAAGGTGGTAATACTGTATTATCGATAAGCGGATTGATACAACAAGTCGTAGATGCGAGATTTAACTCTGAAACTTTACAAGAAGCTCAACAAGCATTAACATATACACAAGTAGCGTTATCTCAAATAAATACTACTCTTACTAATTTAAGAGATAATCAACTTGCTGGTATTCAGAATTTATCTCTTTCATCATTTGAATTATCAGCAATAAACATATATGTTTTAGCTTATGATAATAATAAAGAATTAGTTGGTAATCCAATGGTATCATATGCAAACTCATCAGTAACAGATAATGTTCCACAAACATTAATGTCAAATATAAAAAATTATTTATCTAATTTTAAATTATTAACTGATACAGTTCAAATTTTAGATGGTTATGTGGTTAACTTTGGAGTTTTCTTTGATGTGGTTGCTGAAAGATATGCAGATAAACCACGAGTAAAGGCTTTATGTATAGAAAAAATTAAAGATTATTTTAAAATTGAAAAAATGCAATTCAATCAACCAATATTTTTAAGTCAATTGGAATTTGAACTAATGGGTGTTGAAGGTGTTCGTTCTGTTAATCATGTAACAATATCTCAACACGCAGATTATCATCCAAATTCAAATGGTGAAGAACTTAATTTTAAAACTTATAATTATTCATTTAGTGAAGATGTGGATGTAGATGGAAATCCAAACAATGGTATATCAGGTGGTTTTTTAGCTAATGGTACAAATGGATATAATTTTAAATATGATTTTGAAACAGCACTTCTTGATGGTATCATTAGACCACCACTACCATCATCACCGACTGTGTTTGAATTAAAAAATCCTAATGAAAATATTAAAGGGAAAGTAAGATAATAGAATGTATAAAAGTAAAAAAAATCAATATTTATTTATGAATATAAGTGTTGAAAAAATGGGGAACTTAAATGGCTGATTTAACAAATGAAGTAATATCAAGTAATTTTCAGAAATTGTTACAAGTAGATAATGGTGTGGTTCAAGATGGAACTGGTTCTAATTTTGCACTAAGGGTTAGTGGTTCTGAACATGTTGGAATTAATGCAGACCCTAGAACAGGAACTACCTTAAATGTTGGTGGTGATATAATAGCTACTGGTGATGTAATTGCAGAAAATTATATCGTATCATCTTCAATAACTTATATGACTCAGTCATTTGCAAGTGGTTCAACTGTGTTTGGTGACTCCACAGATGATGTTCACGTTTTTACAGGTTCTATAAGTGCAAGTGGTGATATAAGAGCTCTTGGTAGTGTTTTTTCACCAGCTATTTATTTTGATGGAAATAGTGTTACCGATAACTTATTACTTTATAGTTCAGCTCAAGATACTTTGTTTTTACAAAGTGAAGATATTCTACTTGATCCTTCAGGTGGTGTGGGTATAAATCACATAATAACCTATAATCCAGTATCAACACTTGACGTTAATGGTGATGTAAAAATATCATCACATATAACCTCAAGTGGAAACATAAGTGCAAGTGGAACGATTGAATCAACAGGTAACATATCTACTGATGGAACACTAACTGCTGAAAGTACTATAACTTCAAATACTGGTAATTTAGCATTGTCAGCAGGAAGAATAATTCTTGGCTCAGACCCAAGAATTACAGTTGGTGCAAGTAATAGATTAACATTTGGTGTTTCTCAAGCTGTTCCAAGTATATTTCATAGTCCTGTTAGTGCAAGTGGATTCATTTCAACTGATTCACACATAACCGCAAGTGGTGACATAAGTGCGAGTGGAAACATTATGGCTAATAGTATGTCTATCGGAGGAGCTAATTTTGAAAAACACTTGACTGTAAATGGTGCAATAAGTTCAAGTGGTCAATTAATTTTAGGTGGAAGTACTGGTAATCAAACTATATTGTTTGGACAAGATGATACCAATCAAATAGCAAATCTTGGTGGTGTTTTATTTGTAGATTCTACTGGTGTTATGAACCTTCGACCTGATACTGATTTACAAATTGCTGAGGGTACAACAATATACGCAAGATTTGATGGAAGTAAAAGGGAATTTAGAATAACTGGTGCTATAACTTCAAGTGGAGCAATCAATACTTTATCACACATAACCGCAAGTGGAAACATAAGTTCAAGTGGAAACATAACAGCTGTATCAATGAGTGGTGATGGAAGTGGATTAACAAATATAAGTGCAACTTTACCAAGTGGAGTCGTTTCAAGTTCAACTCAAATAGCTTCAGATATTAGTGGTTCATTCACAGCCGCTAGTTCATCATTTTCAACAAGGGTAACTGCTAACGAAGTCATTACCGCAAAAACATTAGTATCAAGTTCTGCTCAAATCGCAACCGATATAAGTGGTTCTTTCGTAGAAGCGTCATCAAGTTTTTCAACAAGAGTATCTGCTAATGAAGTCGTTACGGCGAAGACATTAGTTTCAAGTTCTGCGCAAATAGCAGATGATATTAGTGGTTCATTTACTGCAGCAAGTTCCTCATTTTCAACAAGAGTGTCTGCTAATGAAGTCATTACTGCTAGAACATTAGTTTCAAGTTCTGCGCAAATAGCAGATGATATTAGTGGTTCATTTACCGCCACTTCTTCATCATTATCAACAAGAGTAACCACTAATAAAACGAAATTAGATACAATTGAAACAAATGCAGATGTAACTGATACTTCAAATGTTACAAGTGCTGGTGCATTAATGGATTCAGAATTATCTGAAATTGCAACCGTTAAAGCATTAACTGCTGCAGGAATAAGTGGTTCTTATTTAGGTGAGGGTTATATTAGTTCGTCTGGTGAAATAGCTAGTGACATTAGTGGTTCATCAACAGCATTATCATCAAGTTTAGCTGGTAGGGTAACTACTAATGAAACTAAATTGAGTGGTATAGAAAATAACGCAGATGTAACGGATACTTCAAATGTAACTTCAGCTGGTGCTCTAATGGATTCTGAATTATCAGAAATTGCAACAGTTAAAGCATTAACAAAAGCTGGGATTAGTGGTTCATTTACTGCTGCTAGTTCCTCGTTTTCAACAAGAATAACAAGTGCTGAATCTGAATTAGGAAATACTTTAATTAGTTCGTCTGCTCAAATAGCTAGTGATATTAGTGGTTCATTTACAGCTACTTCATCAAGTTTAGCTGGAAGAGTAACTACTAACGAAACAAAATTAGATGGAATTGAAGATAA